CCCCCGTCTAAAGAAACCGACCCAATGATATTCTGAGCATTGAGTATTAGCAAATACATCAAGCGCGTCAAGTGCATTATGACCAGTCAATTCACGATTTTTCAGATTGCGAGCAACAGCACAAAACCGAGAATAAGTGCTTTCGCAACTTTTACCGTCTTTACCATAAGGCAGCTTTTTGACACCATATGTCGTATATGTATCAAGCGCAGCTTTAAAACCGTCAATGAATACTTCAGCCCAAGGCTCAGTCGAAGACAAAACCTTTGTCAATATCGCTTCTTTTTCAAGACGCTTTGTTGTCGACTCAAGAGCCTTTATGGTTTTAACTACATTATCAAGATTAAGCATTTATTGAATCCTTAAGGTTTTGTACTTCAAGAACTAACAAATCAACGTCAGTATTCTTGAATCTATTGAAAGTCGCGAATTCTTTATCGCTTAAACCGATTGTACCTTTGCCTTGAAATGAAGCAATAGTTCTGATTAATTCAAGCGCATCGCTTCGAAAATACACAGTATAAGATTCATCAAGATCAGTGTAAGACAATATGCCAATAAGATCGTTATCTTCAATGATAAACTCTACGTCTTCAGCATATGGTGATATCATTTTAGTGGTAGTAAACAATCCGAAGAATGATTTTGTTACAACTGCTTCTTCATGATTGCCTAAAGCAACTAGTGGGTTAACGACATCAGTGATGTATGTTTTGGTTTTTTCGATAAGATCTTCGGTAACGATAGTAGTGATAAATGCCATAATGTATTTTTATTCCTTAACTCAATTTGTAGATCTATTATATCAATTTTGGTTTGACTTGTCAACAACTTTATCTATATAAATTCACATAATTACCAAAATGTTTATCGAAAGTTTGAATAAGATCTTCGTAGTCGCCAGCAGTTAATTCAGCGTGTATTGCATCATAGTCAAGAGCGTATTTCTGACATAAGTATCTAGCGCAGCTTAATAGACAATAAGCATTGCCGTCAGGACCGTCTAGGTTTATTTCGATTTTTGGGCTTTGAGCTTTAGCAAGTATAGTCATAATGTATTTCCGTTAGGTTGTTATCAATTTATGGTACTATTATATCAAACAGTTCGACTAATGTATATAGTTTTTTATAGAACTGTTTGATATATGGATATACCTTAACCGAAGAAATCCTCCAAACTCGACTGCTCTTCAACTGACCAACCGATAGCCTTAAGTACAGGTTCAATTGGATCTATAAAGGTTTTACTGAATTGCTTATCATAATCAACATACGCATTCAAATTTAACTCAGGCGGTAAATAATCAGGAAACGAAATAACATTTTCCTTGATGGGATTAGGCAACTTAAGGTAACAGAACTTAACTTTGTCGCCATTACGAACTGCAGTATACTTTTTAAGTTTCTTCTGCTCAATACCAACATTATACATTATAGCGCCGCGTACATGTATAGGACATCTTGACTTATATCCGTCACCATCGCGCCATTTAACAATATCAGAAACTCCACGTGGAAACGATACTGCTTCAGGCGGCTGAGCATGAAAGAACTCTTGAAAGTCAGTAATAGCCTTACGGGTTTTAAGCTCAGAACCAGTCATTATAACCTTGAAGATATTCTTTAAAGCATCACGACATATTGCTGGTGTTGAAGATTTAATTGCTTCGATACCCATGATCTTTAGTTTAGGTTCTTTAAACGATACACCTTCAGAGTTATGTACATTTAGTATATAACGTTTCTTTGCAGTCCATATACCAAGATCAGCAATTACTTCACGTTCCATAACCATTTTGTTCTGATAGGCATGCATGTATTTAGCAAGATCGTCATAACATTTAGCAATCATTGGTTCAAACTGATCGCTGCACATTTTGTCGATAATATCAACAATACCTTTAGTATCATTAGTTTTTGCTAATCCGAGTTTTTCGACAAGTGGGCCAAAATCTAAATAATTAGAATCAGTATCAGCAGCAATAACATAATCACATTTGGTAGTACCCATGATTTTATTAATGAAGTTGTTAAACGATTTCTCAGCCCAACGAATTGATAACTGACCATACAATGTAATGCCTTCAGCCATTCGCAAATCAAAATATCTGAAGTAAGCTGAACCCATCGCACCATACAAACTGTTCATTCATGATGTTCGGATACGAGCGTTAATCATATCCCGGGACGAACCCAGCTTATACTTTCGTATAAGATCAGACTATATCATCAGCCGGTCTGGCTGTCGGGCGCTTCGAGACCACTTGATCTCTACTCCTTTCGGATAGTCGTTGCACCTTACCTTTACATAATAAAGGTCTTGGCTCAGGATTAGCATATTAAAGCCTTCCCTGAGTTCACCCGATTCTCATCTAATCATTCCTGATTAGAGGCCCAATAAGTTTAGGATTTTGATACTCATTTGTTGGTTGTCAAGCGTTGAATACTTTTTACTGTATTCATAATGTAAAGCTCGCAGCTCATCGTCGCTTAGTGTTTTTAAATCCATAGTGTATTCCTCATATTGTAATGTTCTATTATATCAAACTTTTAAGTGCTTGTAAACAATTATTTTTTGTTTTACGCATTTCTTTATCAGTAAAGCGAATAACGGCGTAACCGTTGTCAATTGCATATTCCTCAAACGAACGGTCCTTTGCGGTTTGTTCTGGTGTGCTATGCCAATATTCACCATCAATTTCTACTAAGATATTAGTATCGCTTATAATGAAATCATAACGGTGAGTGCCTTTTGTTATTTGGAATTGTCTTTCGTATGCAATGGTGTTATCTTCACACCATTTAGCAAAGTCTCTCTCAGGTTTAGTGAAACGATATGCACCATCACCTTGAGCATGTATGCCAACAATACCATCATAGCACAACTGCCGTTGCTTTTCTCGCATTTCATCAGTCCAATAACTGGACTGGTTATTCTTAGGAATGTTGTTTCTTTTTAGAATGCTGTATATAACATTGACTACAACATCATAGTCTTTAAGAATCTGATATGCGCTTTCGCCGGCCATGTAGCGTTCAATTATATGTTGCTCTTCGTCAGGTGAGAACTTCCGAGTTGAAGCAGACATTCTTTCACGCATTTGTTTTGACTTTTTCATTGACAACAACGTTGGATAATCACGCTTTATCACTTTACGAAAGGCATGATAGTTTATGCTGTATTTCTTGCATAGCTGAAGTAATGACTCGCCTGCTTTTAATGATGATATTACAGTTTCTAAATGAGTGTCTAACTGGTGTTGATAAATAGTAATGGACATGAGTAATTTCCTGTTGGTTATGTCTGAGGATGGAGTGGTACTACCAATACCACTCTGTTCATTATTATTTATACATATCACATTCTTAATACTGCAGTTATTCGCATTTATTTTTCATTTCAGTATCATAAATATGTTTTGCTAACTCACGCGGTGTTAAATGTCGAAAGTGACCAAGCCGATGTAAAGCGTTTGCTTTGCGTAAATACTCCGTGAAATCGCTATTAGACAATGAGTCAAAGTGAAGTATCATTAAGTGATACCTCGACGTTTCATTTCCTCCTCGACGTTAACCAATTCTTGTTGCGCTGAAAGCATTTCTTTTTTGATACGTTTACGAGCGGCATACTTGGTTTTGATTAGCGCAGGAATGACACCTTGCTTTTCGGTATCAAACATAACTCCATTAGGACATAACGCTCGACCGTCTGGTACCTCAAAGCTTTTACGTTCCAACAAGTTATTAACTGTAAGACCGTCTATACGATCGCCTTCAACTAAGGTTTCTGGAGATATGTTTGCTTGCATTATTAAGTGGGGATAAAGCGATGCCAAATCGAATGATACTACCCAATTATGTAGACCAACCTTAGGAGCTTTAACCCAGCCGCCTTCAAACGCATCTTTGAACTTATGCTTGTTAGGTGGTACAGCCATGTTACGAGAACACAAATCACGATAGATGATAGCATCCCAAATAGCAGTTGTGCCTAATGTATCGCCGTAATTAACACCAGCGCTATAAGCCATCGTCGCAGCCAGACCAATCAATTGAAGTTTATCATCCATGCGAAGAATTAACTCAATATCGACTATATTATAATCAATTCCTTTGTATCCGGCGAGCAGATTAGCTTCTGCCGTAAGCTCAGCATCTAAGGCAATCAATTCATCGTCAGATAAATTATCTAGATTAGAGCTAAGTAAATAATCAATGTTCATAGTAAGATCCTTAATGTTATATATAGTATTATAAACTAATAGAGATGTAATGTCAATGGTAAACGAATTTTTAAATTATAATAACTTTAAATGCAACAAGTATTATCGGGCGTATTTAGCATTAGCAAATAAAATAGTCAGTGAACAACGTACTTATACGTCGGCTGAGCATGAAAATCATCATGTGCTACCCCACAGTTTTGGTGGAACAATAATGCTCCCATATACATTTAGAGAGCATTATATCGCCCATTTGCTATTAACTAAATTCACTATTGGCAAAGACACATGTAAAATGACATTCGCGCTTCATACGTTTTTTCACTTTGGATATACCCAACGGCTAGGTCTAAAATTCTCATCAACTATTTATGAAGCGCATAAACGCCGGTTTATAGAAGCGTGTTCTATACGCTCTAGCGGAAAGGCTAATCCCAACTATGACGATCACACATACACGTTTAAAAACAGTACAACCGTCTTTAAAGGGACCCGTATGGACTTCCATACCAAGCATGCCGACGTGATTAGCCAACACGATATTAATTCGCTTATAAGAGCGTATAAAGGCGCAGTCAAGATGTCGGCAAAAGGGTGGGGCATTTATATCGACAGCCTTGGCCAATTTAGTGATGAAATCGCCCGTGGGAAAATAAATCATAAAACTCGAAAATGTCAACACTGTAATGTAGTAACCACATATTCTAACTTAAAGCGCTGGCATGATGATAATTGCAAACTAAACCCCTCGAGACAAGCGTAAGGCGCGTACACGATCACGAAGAAGACACGTGCGTTGTAACTCGTCCATGTCTTCTAGCTTGGTCAGTTTCTCGTCAGGGTTACAGCCTTCGGCGTCGCGTAGTAAAGCATACATCTGTGTGTTTTCTTCGTATGACAATTTCCGATCGCCAAGCACAACGTTTGCAATATGATCAAGTTTATATGATTCTTGAGCGCCTAATGTATTAATAGTAAACTTCTTAAATAACTCCATGTAATCAAGTTCAGGCAATCCTGTTACTTCGTAGCTCTGTTGCTTTTGACCGTTAACCGTAACCATGCGTTCATTTATCAAACCCCATGGAGAATACTTTTTGGCAAATTCAATACCTAAAGTTTTAGCAAGTCGATTGATAATATAAGGTGTATCAAAGAATCGAGTATTCCAGCCTGTAACGATATCTGGAGTATATTCAGGATTTGACCAATGTGTTATGAACTTCATTAACAGTTCGGCTTCGTTCTTACAGTGATAATAAATTACATCATCACGAGTATTTTTATAGTTAGGTAATCCCCATACACGTCGCATGCTATCTTGAGTAGACATCATTGCAATTGAAACAATAGGATATAGTGCCTGTTCGGCATGTGGAAACTCATCAGCAACAACTTCAATGTCAATAGCCGCAACATTAACATTGTCCATATCAAACGCAATATTACCAGGGAACTTTTCTTGAATGTATTGAACTATGTAATTACGATTGCCGTATATTTCAAAGTTAGGCACATCTTTGTATTGCTCAATAAATTCTTTTGCATCGCGCATTGAAGAGTATTGCATTGGAGAAACTGAAACGCCATCAAGTGCTTTTGTTTCACTTTCGTTATCTTTGATGTATAAGGTAGGTTTGAACTTTATCTTTTCGCGTACTTTATGCTTGCCTTTGTATCCACGATATAAAAGCGAATTGCCGTAGCGGGCGACGGAGGTATAGAATTCAGTCAAGGTGGTACTCCATTGTAAAAATCAAATACTATTATATAACAAAAAGGGTATCATGTCAATAGAAATGATACCCTTTCTTAAATTTAACCCAATATAATTTTCTTAGAAGGAGTTACTATTTTACCGAACATATTACCGTGTTGTTTTGCCAAACCTTCGACTGGTGTACGTGTAAACATGACGTCTGACCCTCGCAATTCAAGGGGACCATCTTCACAGTAAGCCATAAAGGGAGCTAGTCCTAAAGAGTTATCTTGTGTAGGTATTAATACCGCAACATTATTAATCTTATAGACAGTACCATCAAAGGACTCAACTACTGCAATTAATTCTTCACCTGTGATCAATCTTAAAACATGTACATTATCTGACATAATAACTCCTATAATTTATTTAATTTGAATTTTGTTTGCTTTCAGTTCTTCAGGAATTTCAAAGTCAATTAATACTTCAAGCATACCATTTTCCATAGTTGCATTAGCAATTACAGCGTATTGTGATAGCTTAAATTTATTTTCAAAGGCTCTTTTAGAAATACCTTTCTGAATGTATTTTACGTCTTTCTTCTTCGATTTACCTTCAGAAGAAATTGTTAAGATATTCGACTTTTGCTCGATATTAATTTCATCTTTATCGAAGCCAGCTAACGCCATAGAAATAATCACGCGATACGATTTGTCTTCTTCATTTATTTCGCTTATAATGTCATAAGGTGGGAATGAAGTTGTGGTATTACCTACTTTTGATAGCAAAGTATCAAAAAGATTGGAAGGGAATCCTGAATCGTAAAAGATTTTTTCTAAAGGGTTTTGTGTGCTGTAATCATACTTATCGTAGTTCGACATGTTTGCCTCCTAATTAGCAAGGTGCGTGGATCCTTTCGGCATCCGTTTTATTAAGGTGCGACCATCAAAGATGCATCGCGGTTATTGCGGGTTACCATAAAACCTTATAGTAACCCCAATCTTTTTATTTATACAGTATTAGGATTTTGTTCCAATATTGTATTTTGGCTGTAAATCCCATTCATCCTTTTCTTTAAAAGAGATGATTTTTATTTGTCTTAGATGAGCAGTGTCTTTTGCCTCATCAGGATTTACAACATTAATTAATCCCCAATCTGATAACAGCATTGTGATCGTGTTGCGTCGTTGAATATCATTCTCAAATAAGTTTGATGCTTTGCCATCAAGAATGAATAATTCTTTAAAGTGTACAATGAAGTATCTTCCTTGTTTATGTAATATGTGACAAGACTGATATAATCTTTTATCAAGTTGCGATGCAACACCAATTCGTGTTAATGTTTCGCGTACTTTTAAAAAGTCGTCGGGTTCATTTAGTGTAATTTCCAACATTGTGTTTGGAGTCCACTCTACTTGTTTATTTTGTTCCACCATGGTCAACCTTCCGCTGTAGTTCATTCAACTGTTCATTGTTAAGAAGAGATAGTACTTGACGGGCTTTGTCGTTTGAATACCCGTAATACGTCTTAATCACTTCAATCATTTCTAAATTGGTCTTGTCTTGCTTAGCCCATTTAGAGAAACGTTTCCGCTTCCTGACAATATTTATACATTATCCGAAATTCATATTATTATAAATAATATCAGAACAAGAGGTTACGCCAATAACCTCTGTCCCTAAACACAATAACTGTAAGGAGCAGCTACATGCCTAATACTATATATCACAAACATCACATCATCCCGCGCCATGCTGGCGGTAGCGACGATCAGTCAAATTTAATAAAACTGACTGTAGAACAACACGCTCTTGCCCACCTTGCTCTATACGAAAAGCATAATCGTTTGCAAGACCTAATTGCGTATAAAGCTCTTTCAGGCCAAATAAGCGGCGAAGAAGCTAGAAGACTAGCCGTTTCTGCAGCTTTAACTGGAAAGAAGCAAACTAAAGAACATGTTAAAAAACGTGTCGCTGCTAGAATGAAAACAAATCCGACGCCAACTAAAGGCATGACTCTTCCTAAATGGACTGATGAAAGATCTAACAAATTCAAAAAATCCATGAAAGAACTGTATGCTAATAAGGACGGATCAAGATTAGGGGCTATCACTACAGACGAAACTAAAAAGCTGCAATCTCAAGCCGCGCTGAACCGTCCTAGAATCAATTGTGAACATTGCGGCGAAAGTGTTCAACTTGCAACATACGCGCGCTATCACGGAGCAAAGTGTAAGCACCGTTAAGTTCCACCCTTATGTATTTTTTCGAGCAGCGCGGACTTTTGATCTTTTGATAAAAGTCCGACAACTTGTCTAGCCTTATCATTACTATAATTGTATACAATCTTAATTGCTTCAATTATATCAGCATCAGCTGTGTCAGCCTTGGCCCATTTAGAGAAACGTTTCCGTTTCCGTACAATGTTAATAAGAAACTGATACTGCAGTTTATTGTCCAATTTGTGATACCGATTCATTTCATTTGCATAAAAGATAGTATCTTGGAACTGCGAAAGGCCACGGTTGATAAGAAAGGCTGCATAACCTTTCTCATCCTCTGGTGTTACCATAATATTACGTTTGCTTAACGTAATGGAATTTACATAATCAAAAGGATTCATCATTACTCCAAGTTTAAGATCTGATCCGACGAAACGATGCTTGGCGCTTCTTTAGACTTGCTCAGTCTTCCAGCCGAGATAATCAAAAGAATAACAGCAAGCGGATCAAACACAAATATAAGCATAAATATCATTAGACGAACTGCGCTGCCATACTTGTCTTCAGCATCATTACCATAAAGCATTTCTGCGATATATTTAATGGGACCAAGTTCAGCTTCAAACTTTGCATCTTCTAATGTATATTCATACAATTCATTATTTAGTTTAAACAGTTTGTCCATTGACATTGTTCTCAACGAATCCAACTGCACACGTTGCTCGCTTTGTGCTGTACGAGCTTGAAGTCCTTTTGTAACATACCCAAGTTCGATATACTTATCCAATGCTGCATCAAGTGCGCCTAACTGAGAATCAACCGAATCTAAACGCTTTTGTTCTGATCCGATTGTTTTCTCAAGACGAGACACTTCAATCGCAACACCAGCATTACCGGAGGTTTGTTCAAGATATGCTTTTGACAAATAACCGAAGATACCGATACTTGTAATTAACATAAGAACTACCACCGCAACTAATAAGTATATCTTAATACCTATTGTAACACATTTCCACTCAAGATGCAACCATGTTGCTGCAACTAATTTGCCAAGCTCTAAAACACTGGCCATTATTATAACTGATATTGCAGCTCCTGCAAAGATAGCGGACAAACCTGCTATTGAGAAGTAAGCTGCAACAAGTGCAATTACTATTGCTGTTATGAATGTAATATAGTTTAACAACATAGTTAATACCTTGGCTAAAGATATTATTTATAAGAATACTTCTCTTATAACACTTTGCATACGCATTACATCAATTGCGATGTCGTGTATAGGATCGTGAGCAACAAAAACATCTTCAAGACCTTCAGGAATAAACTTGTTATTCAAACCTGAGGTATAAGATAGTCCTTCAATGAAACTACGAGTATCACGAACCTTTGCCCAATTATATGGTTCGCCTAAACCTTGGTCAGCCAAAGTAAATGTAGTGATCATAGGATCAAAAGTATTGCCGCGGGTAAATATTGCATCAGCTTGGTGGCAATGATTCTTGAAGCAGGCATTCAGCTCAGTGATAGACAAATCGTCGGGTGTTGGTGTTAGCTGAGCATCACGCAATTCTTTAGGCTGTTTCTTCCACCAATCAAGAGTTTCTTTATTGATAACTTTACCAAACGATTTGACTTGCTCCATGATATCGAATTTATATTCAGCAGCCCGACTACAAAGTTCTTTAAAGGTATATGGGTTTTCAGACATAAATCTATCAGGATCGTAGTTCATGATAGCAAGCGAAAGGATCGGCGCATTACGCGTGTCGGTTCCCAGTGTTTCATAATCATAAATTACATTTTTAGGCATTTAGTTTCTCTCAATCAAATTTATAGAACTATTATATAACAGTTCACACGGCATGTCAATAGTTATTTAAACTCAACTGCAGACATTATTTCGGTAAACATTGCTACAAGATTTATTTCTGAGTCGCAAACAAACGCGTTTTTATGTTGGTAATCGGCGATGATTAAAACAAGCTGAGGTATAGAACTGGCCTTAACGTTATCTTCCATGTTATCATAAACCATTCTGAAGATAGTTTGTGCTTCAACATCAATGTTATCAACAACCCACTTACGCATTGTCTTGAAGTCTTTATCCTTAAGATAACCCATCAAAGCTTTGATGTTTTCGTTACTAACATTAGTTAGAACACCAGCATCAATTTTACCAGAGATGCTATATCTTTGACATTCGTTTAAAACTCTACGCCAATCTGGGAAATGCTTTTCAATCAGCTTTACTAATGAAGCAGGTTCAAACTCAACGTTTT